CAGCAGGGAGTAGAGATACCGCAGGCATTACTTAATGGACTACAGCTTTATTATCATATACTTTTAGGCTCAGTCCATACTTGTCACAAAGAGACTTTAGAAAAGATGAGTCCGTTTGATTGGACTGCTCAAGCTCCTTTATCTTATCCTCCACATCACTGTCATATACCAGGTTAAGACTTGATGTGCTTGTTATCTCATGTGCTATCTGCTTTACTGATACATCTTTCCACAGTTTTGACTTCGGAGTCACACTAAATTCATTTTTTACAGGCTTTATAGTGGCATTTATCCTACAAGTTAAAGGACTTGATGATATAGAAAAGTCATCTACAGCAAAGGAACCACAGTCAATCTTATTCTTTTTATTATTCTCATCAGTCCAGGCTATTTTAGCTGCTATCTTATCATTCAGCTTAGGAGTCCAGCCGTTCGCCCACCTTTTATCCACATTGTCAATAGTAATGCTGATATTATCTGCATTATTTTCAGCTTCATCAACATAGGTAAAGCTCTCTACAGTACCTATATTGCTTGCTTCTTTGCCCTCATATACCAGGCTTAAATCCGTATACCTTGCCATTACTTTCTCCAATCAGGTAAAGAGCTACTCACATCTTCGGGTAGCTCAGGTATCTTTACTCTTTCGCCACCACCAAAAACAAAGATATACATCAAGTCCTTATTCGCATTCATTAAAAGTCCAACCTTAAACTCGTCTTCATAAATCTTAAAGGAGATACTGTCCCAAGTATCTCCCGATTCTGCTATATATATTCTATCTTTCATTTATGTAAATCCCAGTCTTCTACCATCTTTTACATATCTATCAAACATTCTTTTAAACTCTTCAAAGCTGAGTTCATTAACTCTTTGAACTTCTTCAGCTGTAGTACCGGCAGAGAAGTTTTGTACCGGAGAGAAGTTCACCACCACACTTCCTCCTGATGTATCTGTACCTTCAAGTTTCTCCAAGCTTCCACTTGCTTTTGACTTACCGCCAAGTGTCCCAAGTATCTCTCCGGCTCTTTGCCATAAAGATATAGCACGTGCTGAGCCGTCAAGCGGTATAGCCGCCTCCGGTCCTTCCTCTGCGAAAGTGGCCAAGGTAGGCTTTTCAATAATCCCACCGCTTGCATATGCCGGCAGACCTGTTATCTTATTTGTTTTTAAGCTTGCAATTTGCTTACCTACTGCCGCCGCCTGTGCCTCCGCTCTGGCCTTATTGCTAAGTACATTAGGGCTAACATTATACACAGCTTCAAGATCGAACTTGGCCACGGCTTTTATCGGCGTAGCCATTGCAGACTGTACAGAATTATTTATCTTTCCATACACTATATTACCTGCCTGATCCAGTACTCCGCTTGCCTGTAGTCCATTAAGTAATGCCTGCGGTATCTCTACTCCCTGCTGTTGCATTGTACTGAGTATCTCAGCATAATTCGGATCATTGGCAATCTTTTCACCGTATAGATACCAAAGGCTCGCCTCATCACCTGCCAATGCTCCTATAGTAGCAGATTCATGTAACGCATTTGCCAGCTCGTCAGGTATTTGTAGTCCTGCTTTCTTGTAGCTCTCTGCAATCGCATTCATCTTTTCCATGTCAGGCTGTAACTCTTTATACAGCTGTGACATAGCTTCTTTAGTAGCCGAATCTACTTTCATTCCGTCCAACAAACTATCTTTAATACCTGTGAATGCTATCGCACCTTGCTCTTTAAGTGCGTAAAGGTTTCCTTCGTTGTTTATTGCATTGTTTACTACATCATTCAGCTCCGGCATCAAGTCCTGCATTTCCGTAGAATGTGAATCCTTTATATTCTTAGTAAGTGAGCTTACAGCCATTCCTATAGTCTTGCCTTGATTATCAAGTATGCTGTTGATAATAATGTCATACTGTCTATTAAACTCGCCTTCTGATAAAAAGCCGTCCTTGTACTGTGCGTGTAAGCTTGCAAGTGCTTTTTCCTGACTCTCTGAGAAAGTGGCCATTGCTTCATTCGCTTTCTCTGTTGTTTTGGATATGATATCTTTAAAACTTTCAGGCGTAAGATTACCAAGACCTGAAGCATTGATAACATCAAAAGAAGACTGCAGATTGTCATTTGCCAACTTGGCCTTCATATCCGCCATCTGCTTTTCAAGTTCCTCAAGATGTTTAGCCTCATCTATATCAAGTATTCCGTCATTGAATGCATCATTGACTGCAGTTTTCATCTCCTCACCCAGTTTGTCAAGTTCAGAGTACACTGAAGTATAGTAATTATTAAAAGAAGCTCTTATACCTTCCATGTTCGGATTATCTCCAAGTATAGAAGCAAGATTCATATCCATCCCGTACTGTTCGCTTGTTACAGATTGTTTTAAAGAAGAGATCATATTCTCAATGTCGTCTTTATATGCGGCATTGTCTTCATCACTGAGCTTGATACCCATACCCACTTGCCAATTAAGTTTTCTAACTGCATTAAGGCTATCTGTAAAGTTATCCATTGATGTTGTGGCCTCATCAAATGATTTCATAGCAGTTCTTACACCCTCGAGCGACTTACTGCTTACAAGCCTGTCCGCCACAATATTAACTTCTTTCATTGATAAAGATAAGTCACCGAAATGTTTACTAAGGCTTCTGTTGCCTACTTCTACTCTCATAGCCTTAAGAGCTGTAGTTACTCCTACTATTGCAGATACAGCCAATGCTCCAACTACAATAGCTCCTGTAACAGGGTTTGAAAGTGCCATTGTTATAGCTGATATTCCACTTGCTATCTTATTGCCTATTACTACAGCTTTTAATGTAGCATAGCCTGCTGCCATTCCTGATAGAAGTCCAAGGATTACACTTGAGTGCTTCATTGCGAACTTACCAAACTCAATAATACCTTTTCCTGCACCTTCCATCTGCTTAAGGCCTTTTGATAATGCTCTGCCTATGTTCTTAGCCACTCCGCTCTTTATGATATATGCATTCAAATCTTGAATAGACTTGGTAAACATCTTCACACCTTCACGCATAGGTCCTTTAGAATCTTCATACACTTGTATGGCCAATCCTTCCAAGGCACTCTTGGCAAGCTTTACATCACCCTGTAAATTGTCAAGTCTTGTATTGGCCATATCCTCCGCCGCACCGTCAGCATTCTGTATTGCAGATGTGAGCTTGTTAAAATCTTCCTCTGAAGAGTTCACTATCGCAAGAAGTCCTGTCATACCCTGCTTGCCTGCAAGCATATTAGCAAGTCTGGCCTTTTCTGCCGCACCTGCTCCATACATACTTGTCATCAGAGTATCCATCTTTTCCTGATACTCTTCCTCATCTATTTCTCCGTCTTCCAATCCGTCACTAATAGATTGTAAGCTCTCTTTGAACTCCTTTGCTCCTAAATTACCGCCTGCAAAGCCTTTTCTAAGATTTTTCATAATATCCATAAATGAAAGCATATTTCCGCTATCATCAGTCAAGCTGACTCCAAGTGTCTGCATAGCCGCAGCCATTTCTTTTGTCGGCTTAGTCATATTTGACAATATGTTTTTCATGGCTCTACCTGACATACCGGCTTTTATGCCTTGGTTTGCCATAAGGCCTAATCCCACAGCTACATCTTCAACCTTATACCCAAGAGCACCGGCCACAGGAGCAACATACTTGAAAGACTCTCCAAGCATAGCCACATTTGTATTGGAGTTAGAAGATGCTGCAGCAAGTACATCAGAAAAGTGTGTTGCATCACTCGCTTTCAAGTTAAAAGCTGTCAAATTATCAGTTACTATATCTGATGTCAATGCCAAATCTTCACTTGCAGCAGCAGCAAGATTCATCACACCTGCTATACCTTGTGTCATGTCGGCAGTTTTCCATCCAGCCATAGCCATATATTCTAATGCTTTTCCAGCTTCTGTCGCACTAAATTCAGTCTTCAATCCCATCTTCTTAGCTTTATCCCCCAACTTGTCCAACTGAGCTTCACTAGACCTACTTATAGATTGTACATCCTTCATCTGTGCTTCAAAATTAGATCCCATTACTGTAGTAGCACCGGCAAGTCCTGCTGTTACACTTGCTACCACCTTTCCTGCAGTCTTCATACGACTTTCAAATTTTGAAAGACCGCCTTCAATATTACTTATAGCCTGTTTGGTAGCATTACCCAAAGAGGCATCCACTCTACCGCCAATCTTTATCCTCATCTCATATTCTTTTTTACTGGCCAAGTTCACTCACCTCCTCGACTATTTCTATAAGCTCCCTCACAGGCATATTCATAAAATATTCCATACTTGTATTAAGTCTTATTGACAATCTTATAGCTATCTTTCTTACTACCCTGCCATCATTAGGGCTGATGCCCACTCTTATAAAAAACTTATAGCTTTATACTTAATCTTTATGACTTCTTTTATAGGCAAATATTCAAAGAATTCAACCGGGATCCCTGTAGCTTTACTTACTAAAGACATAATAGTTTTTAGATTATATTCACCGTTTACACTTGTAGATAGTCCGTTGCCATTATCTAATGATTCTATAAGATCAATTCCCTTTAG